GACCATTACCGCTCCGCCAGCGATCATCCCTGCGGGCCCAAGAATGCCCGAGAGGCTCCCGAGTGCACCGAGCCCCCCTTCGCCCGCAGCCGCAGCCCCAGCCGTAGCTGCCGCGTCCGCAGAGGCGGCCGCAGCGTCCATAGAACCGCTCGCAGCGTCCATAGAACCACTCGCAGCGTCAGCTTCGCTGGCGAGCCCCTGGATTTGCGCAGCGGTCGTCTCGGCAGCGAGGCCTGCTTCCCGAAGTGCTCCGGTGAAGCCGAGCTGGATGGTGTCGGCCAGCTTTTGCATCTGGCCTGTCAGCTCCTCGGACTTGGTCCCGAGGTTCTGGAACCAGGCCCCCCAGCTCCAGTTCATGAACTTGTCTGCCAGGGTGCCGACGTATTGGCCGAGTCGGTTGAACGCCATGTAGACCATCAGCCCCGCGCCAGCCCAGCCGATGAGCTTGGTGACCACCGGGGACTTGTCGAGGAGGTCCAAGAAGGCGGTCACTGGCTTCAACACGACGGTGGCGACCTGGGCACCCACCGTGAGCACCTGGATGAACGCGCCAGCGAATCCCTCAATGATGGGAAGCAGGCCCTTGATGAGCCCCCCGATGCCTGTGATTAGCTCTTTCGCGTGGGCTGTGAAGAGTCCGTGGAGGAGGTTGTGTGTCTTGGTCAGCCATTTGCCGACCTGAGTGAAGATTCCCGTGAGGAGCCGGGCGATGTCGTCCCCCAGCCCGACGGCAGGCTTGAACACGTCATAGATGAGTTTGCCGAAGGACACGAACGTATCAAACCAGGTGTGGAACGAGCTCACCAGGTCCCCCACCGTCTTGGCCCACTTGGAGACGAATGTGGCGTGATTCATGTGTGTGAAGAAGCGGGCCACCTGGTGGATGAAGGGTCCGAGGTCCTTGGACGTGAGTGTGATCGTCTTGGCCAGCAGCTCGAAGCCGTTCTCCAAGATGCTCATCCCCGTGGGAAGGTTCTTTCGGAAGACGTGCTCCAGGTTGGTGAAGATGCGCAGTCCCCCTGACTTCGATGTCTCCAACCACTTCTCGAACGGCTGGAGGGACTTCATGATGGTCGTCATGTTCTTCGACGCGAACTGGCCGATCACCGGGAGAAACTTCTCTCCCACCTTGACGAGCGATGTGAGAATCTGCGCACCCTTCGCCTCAGCCAGCCCGGTCGCCTGGTCGAAGAGCGCCTTGAACTGTGTAAGCGTGGCACCCAGCGCGACGATGGCCCCCCGAGCCGCCTGCGGCATTGTGGCAAGGACAGCGTTGACGTTGGCCTGCGCCTGCTGGAGGTTTTGGAGGTCCGTGGTCGCGATAAAGCTGTTGGCCCCGAACTGTGCTACTGCGGCGTTGTATTGGGCTTGCGCGACCGTTACCTGATTGACGGCTGTCCGGTACTTCTTCACGTCCCCGATGGCCTGGCCGATGCCAGCCATATCGGTGCCCATCCCAACCGCGCCGGTACCGAGCGCGCCGAGCCCAAGCAGGCCACCCCCGATCCCAGCTCCGGCCAGCGAGCCTGCAACTCCGAGACTGGTCGCGAGAAGGTGTTCTGCGCCAAACCCCATCAGGGACAGGATCGAGCCGAAGCCTGCCATCCCAAAGAGGCCCTTTCCCCATCCCAGCGCGGCCAGGAGGCCCCCGCCCCCTTTGTCGCCCCCCGCCGCGGCCGCTGCATCTCCTCCAGCAGCCGCAAGCAAGGAACCCACCTGCGCACTGGCAAGATCCCCGCGCAGCGCCGCGATCTGCGCGAGCGCAGCCGAGACGTTCGCGTCCACGTTGATGTCGAGCGGCGACATCGCGTCAAGGGTGGCTCGCAGGGCCGCGATCTGGTCCCAGAACGGCTCCGCTGTGGCACCTAGCTTGGCCTGACTCACGTCCTTGGTGAAGGCGAGAAGCGTGGCTTTCGCCTGAGCAAGCGCCGAGTCCAGCGGGGCCTGGTTCGCGCTGATGGTCGGCTCGGCCGTCTCCTTGCCGAGGTTCGCCAGGAGGGCCTGGTCCTTCGCCAGGGTGGCCTGGAACTTGGCGTCCTGGAGGATGATTTCAACAATGACCGGCGGGAGGAACGCGTCAGGCAACGATCGCCTCCGCTACTCGCGCGCGGGCCGTGGCCTCGATCTTCACCAACGACGCCATCTCGCCTCGCAGCATGTAGGGGTTGGGGTCCTGGTGCACGTGTGCCGTAAAGACGGTCTCTCCGAACTTGGTGAACCGCAGGAGGCTCACGTTCTTCGGGTAGATGTCCCCGCCGAGTTCTCGCTGGCGCCCGTAAATGACGGTAGGGCCGACCCGCGCGAGGTAGGTCCCCTCGCCGCCAGTCGGCCCTTCAACGTCGATTGAGCGCCGGAGGTCTCCGGGCATGTTGGTGGCGTTGCCATAGACCCCGACGGGGGCCTCCATCATCGACTCGGCTTGGACGATGTGCGCCGCGTCGGCAGCGATCTGGCGCGTCGCTTCCTCAACGCGCGCGCCGAGGACCTTCATAGCGGCGATGGTGGCAGCGACCTTGATCATCATCGCCTCCCTTCGCTCGCGGCCTTGACGCGCTCGGCCTCGATCTCGGCTTCCATCCCTGCAAACGCGAGTGCCCAGTCAATGACCTCGCGCGGTTCGTCCATTGCCTGCTCGTAGGTCAGTCCGTGGTAGAGCTGGCGGTAGCGGTGGATTCGCCATTCACTGGCGACTCGGGGGTCGACGGGTTGTCCGCTCCGGCCTCGGATGGCGTACCCGAGGACTCGGAGCTTCCAGTAGGGTTTTCACCCGGCTTCTGGGGCGAGAAGTCCACGTGTCCCAACGCCGCCGAAGCACCGAGACCTCGGGTGGCCTCCGCCAGCGCACGGTAGAGATCGCGCTCAAGGTCCCCCACCGTGTCCATCGTCGGCAGCGGCCGCGGGAGGGTCCACGACTCCAGGAAGGCGACGATGGCTGCATCCTGGAGGTCCAAGATTGCCGCAGCTTCCTGACGGCTAAGCGAGACCTTCTCGAACGCCGCTCCGAGCGCGTTAGGGTCCTCCCGCTCGGACTCGGGCACCGCCTCGCGCACCTTCTTTATGGCAGAGTTCGCTGCCATGAAGGCGGTTTCTACGATACGGAACTGTCGCTCCGAGACAAGCTTGCTGCGCAGGCGCGCGGTGCCACCGGGGATCTCTACCTCTGCCATTCTGGGCTCCTTTTCCTGGGGGTATCAGTGCGAACGGAGGTACGTCGCTGCGTGCAAAGGCGCACCGCTAGTAGGCGGTTGCGGTCGCGTTCCACACCGTGACGGTGCAGGGAGACACCCCGCCAGCGGTCGCGTCTGTGGCGGTCGGGAGAAGCTGGACGTCCAGGGGAACCTCCACCTCTTCCTTGCCACGCTCAATGCTGGCGGTCTTGAACATCGCCTTGGACGAGTGGATGTCCATGACGAACCCTTCCTTCACGTCGAACACCGAGAAGTCGAGCGGCTCCTGGACGCCCTTTAGGAAGGCATTCAGCTCGGGCTCCCCTGTCTGCGCGAGGACGGTGATCTTCCCGGTCGCCTGCAGGACGTTGGCGAAGTAGAGGAGATATGCCTCGGTCCCGGTCAGCGCGGGGATGGGCTTCACGCCGCGCTTGAAGTCGAACTCCCAATCGATGATCGGCGACGGCGCCCCGCCCCCGATGGTGCCCTGGAAAGACCAGCCCGGAAGGGCCTGGACCGAGGAGAACGACGGCGTCGGTGCCGTCGGCGTCGTGGACGGGTTGGCGAACCAGGTGCACGTGTAGTCGACGAAGCCGGTCGCGTTCCCCTTGATGGTCAGCTCGTCCAACTGTGCGGCGGTCAACTGCCGCCACTCCTCGCCGTCGTAGTCGGTGATGGTCACCGAAGGCGGCTGGTTGCCCTTCCCGGCGTTGTTGAGGAGGGAGAACTTGTGTCCCGTGAGCCCCGTGACTGGCGACGCGGCCGCGTGCGCAAACACGAACGGCGAACTCACCGTCACCGTGAACGGCGCGACTGTCCCGGTAACCGTGACGATCTTCTTGGCTTCCACCTGAGGTGTCGAACCCACCGCGACGTAGGTCCCGACGGTCGGCTTGGCCGCCGTCTTCATCGTGGTCGCACCGACCGCGACCGCTGTGGAAAGCGTCGTGGAAGGAGACGCGGTGATGACGGTGTCGGCCGAGCCGAGTTCGGCACGCACCAAGAGAGGGAACGAGTCCAGGTAGGGGAAGGAGTCCCAGCCGTGCTTGTCGTAGCGCAGACCGAGCACGTCGTTGTAGACGGCCACCATCGACCCCTGCAACGTCTCGTCGGGGATCACGGTAATGTCCGGCGCGTACTTGGGGGCCTTCACGGGGAGCCAGAACTTCGGCGCCACCGCGACCCCGCGTGTCGTTTCAATCGCAGCGCCGATCTGGGTCTGCGCTACTGCATAGGCGTAACCGTTGCCGGGCATCTTCTACTCCTTGTTGGGTTCGGACGGCTCGGCCGTCTCGGGCGTGACTCCCGGCCTCTTTGCCTCTTCGACGGGCTTGCGGCGCTTCGCGGGAACGAGCCACGGGTCCGAGATCGGACCGTCCAGCTCGACTTCCTCGCCAGGTGCCAGCGACAGGGTGATTCCCTCGGAGGTGGCAAGGGTGGTCCAGGTGCGCGTGTGAACGTCAGAGTTGACGTAGAGCGTCATAGGATTCCTTTCAGACGTTGGAGCCCGCCACCCACTCCCAGGCTTCGAACGACACGACGCCGTAGATGAAGACCGTCATGCCGTCGGCGGCGACATCAGGCGCACTCTGGGTGTGGGTTACGCCCGCGGTGTACTCACCAGCGGACCAGACGGTTGTCGTGGCGGAGAGGTTCGGGTTGTTGCGAATCTCGACGAACATCCCGTCGACCACCTGGTCGTACTCTTGCTGCGCGACAACGGGTGTCCCAGAGATGTTCGCGAAGTAGAGCTCGACTTGAACGTGGTGGATATTGGTGTCATTGACCGCAGAGCGTCCGACCAACGCACGCCGCTCGCGCTTGTTGGAGGGGATATTCACTACGGCCACACAGGACGACCCCTGTGTAGAGACGATGGACGCGCGGGCCTGGTTGAACTCGAAGTCGGTACCGGCGATATAGGCCCGCGCGGCGTAGACGGTCCCTAGGTGGGGAATCGTGCCAGCCACACCAGCTTTTGTGAGAGCCGCCTGCACAGCGGCGCGGACGGCGGCCCGGCCCATCTCAGTTCAAGAACGCGACGACGAAGGACTTCAAGAGACGCATGGCGTTGTCGAAGTCCTCTGCCGCACCGGAGCGAGAAGCGGCGACACGCGTAGGAGGACGCCCCACGCTGTTGAGCGTCATGGAGCGGTCTCCCTGCGCCTTGATGAGCACCGAGGTGAGGGAGATCGTCGCCTGCTCGATCTGCCACGGCACCGCCGAGACCATGATCGAATCGGGGGGTGCCGGGAGTGTGTGGGCATAGCGGAGCGGATGGGCGAGTGTGAGCACGTTCCCCGTCGGCGTAACCGCCACCTGGATCGTCTCGGTTTTTGTCCCGTCCCGGATTGTGAGGCGCGTCCCGGCGTAGACCCCTGACGGAAATGGCGCTGTCACAGCGGGAACGACCGTGATTGACGTAGCTCCCGCCAGCGCGTTGGCACCAAGTGCCATGTGAGGGAAGCCGCTCACGTACTGAGTAACGACGTACACCTCCCCTGTGACCGACGGCCAGGTACCAAAGAACGGCCGGGGCCCGTGAGAAGAGACGCCGGGGAGCTGGAGCACTTTGCCTCGGATGGCGATGGTGTCGGCTGTTACCTGGCTGATGTTCTGGACCTGAGCCGGGCCCGGTCCCACTCCCATCCCCACCACCTCGATGACCGGGCGGAAGTTGCAGATGAACGCAATGCTCCCGTCAGGCTTGACCTTCACCCAGCGCGCCTCCGTGCTGACGGACGCTGCGAGCGTTCCGTCGGCCCGATGGAAGCAGTGTTCGTCCACCCACGCGGAGGCACGCATGATGACTTGAGCCAACGCGGAGGTAGAGGCCGCGGCATCGTTCGGGGCCGTCGGGACCAGAGAGTTGGTCGGCACCGCGGTAGGCGCGAAGCGGTACTCAGAGACCGAGATGTACCCGATGCGCCGAAAGGCGTCGCCAGCGGCCGCACTCGGCAGCACGATAGGGGTCGCGAAGGGGGTCGGGACGAACGTCATCGGTCACTCCCAGTGAAGGTGCCGCACGGGGGGGTTGTGCACGCATGGCGTGTACCCGCGGGCGCGTAGGGCGTCGTAGAGCCACGCATCAAGTCGGTCCCACCGCACCGGAGTGCTGAAGTCGAGCTCGCACAGCGCGCGAAACCTCGTGCAGCCCAGAGATTTGGTGAGCAGTACGCCCCCCGGCCCCGTGTAGGGGAAGAGACACCAACCGTTGTCGCACTGCGCGAAGGAGGAAAACACGCCTGCGTGCACCACGATGTCGTGCTCAACGATGCAGAACTCCTGGCCCCACAACGACGCCAGCAGCCTCCAGTAGTCCTCGTCCGAGGACATCCGCACCAAACGGGCGTCACTCGGTAGTGACTGGCGCGTCTCCTTCCTCAGGTTCGTGTACGGAACGACGACCATTGAGCGCGATTCGGATGGCTAACTGCATCTCGGGGGTGGGTTGCTTGACGCGCTTCGCCTTGGAACCGCGCCATCCGAACTGGCGCGCGAGTTGGCGCGCCTCGTAACGTCTCACGTACGCTTAGGCGTCCGCTTGGGGGGGGACTCCTCCGCGAAGGGGTTCGGCCCCGGCGAAAACGAACCGCTGGCGAGGCTACGCCCGCAGAGGAAGGCACCCACCTCGTCGGGTACCTCAAACGTCCCGTCCGGGCCGCGCTCGTAGGTCTTGCCGTCGTGCATGATGCGGTCGATACCCGACTGACGCATCACCTGCTCGCGGCGCTTGACGGGTCCGAGTGCGGGGTCAAGGACGAAACGGTCCTCGTAGGCGGTCTCGACATGGTGGATCTGCATGAATGACTCCTTGGTCGGATGGGTGTCGTTGCCGGCGCGCTCGGGGAGCCGCCAAGCGCGCCGGACAACGACGACTTAGGCGTGGCGTTCGAGGGGGGAACGTTCTCCCTGGTTAGGCCACGTTTGCGACGACGGCCTGCGCGAGGGGGGCCCTGTTTACGAGCGTCTCCATGCTGCGTATCTCGAAGTCGTAGCGAGGCCCACCGCCAGCAGTGCCGGGGTTGTAGTTCGCCGCGTAGTCGAAGCGCATGGTGTCGTACTGGCACCTGACCTCAAACACGGTCCCAATGTTCGAGCCCGGGAAGGGAACTCGGTCGGTCCGTGCGATGATCGTCCCCGGAGCGACGCGCGGGTGCACCTCGATAGCCACCGGGACACCCCCTGCTGCGCGGTTGATGTACCGCCCGATGTAGCCGCCGCCGGCGAGGTTGGTCCTCGCGTCCGCGTCGGTCGGAGGCAGGAAGGTGAGCGCCGAGGAGCTGGACAGGATCAGCTTGGAGATCTCGTCCGCCTGGAGCGAGTTCACCATGTACGCCGTCGGGGACAGCTGCACGCTGGCCCACAGTGCGTCGTTCACCTTGTCCAGGATGTCGATGCCGCCGCCGCTCAACTGAGGGGCGTTGCCCCCGTTGTCGATGAAGGTGGCACCCGACGGGTTCCCGGACCCAGGCGTGACTGGCCCGAGCGAGCCGTAGTCACCGAGGCTCGACGCGATCACTCCGTTGTAGTAGTTCGCGGAGTACGACGTGTCGGTCGTCGGAGGCGTGCCATTCCCAGCCACCGGCGGGTTCGCCAACGGTTCCACGCCAGCTCCGGGTGCCAGCGTCGAGAGCAGCGGCAGGTTGGGAAGCGCCTGAGGGTTCGCCGGGACCGACGTGATCGTGACCGAGCCGACGGTGACGGTGGTGTAGTACTTCTCTGCCCCCGCCGCGCTGCCCACGTACACGTCGTACGCGACTGCACCCTTCACGGCCGCCCAGGTCGCGCTGACCGAGTTGGTCGACCCGGTGGACGCCACCGTGACGCTGACCTCAGCACCCGCAGGTCCCGAGCCGCCCTCGAAGTAGTTGGCACCCGAGCGGGCTGCCACCCTCACGTAGACGGTGGTGGAGGCGGCAATGCTTCCGCCCGTCGTCGACGCCGCAAGCGTCACCGTTCCCATCGCGGGGAGCGCCCACGCCTGGGAGTTGATGATGTTCATGTCCTGCGCGATGAAGAGCTGGTTGAGGGTCTGGAGTTCACCCTGCGCCAGCGCGTCAACGTAGTTGCGGGCCACTGCGACCGCGTCGAGGGTGACTCGCCCAGCCTTTGCCAGCGGACGGTACGGTGCGTACACGTCTTGCTCGCTGAACTGGGTCATTGAACCCGCATAGTCGTTGCCGACAGCCGCGGAGTACTGCGACGCGTTGATGTTGAGCCAGGTGCGCCACAGGGCGACCTGGGAACCCTCGCCTGCGATCACGCGAGGGAAGGCCGAGGTGTTGTTGCGGGCCGGGACGTTGACCGGGACAAGGGCGGTGTAGCCCGAGAGGTCGACGCCCTGTGCACCGGTGCTCACCAAGATGCCGCCCGTCGCTGCCTTGCGCAGCATCTGAAGCGTCTCTTGGGAGAGTTCCTCGATGTTGGCGGTTGCGCCAGGCATCTTGTTCTCCTTTTAGATGTAGCGCCCGATGGGGCGCGCGAAACGAGACAGGCAGGGGCAGTCCCTACCTGGGTGCGCTTGCGGGCGTGCTCAGATCTGGCCGGTCATGTGGCCCTGAATGAGCTTCGCGAGCGTGAGTTCGCGCGAGATCTGGTCCCGCGCCAGCGGGTCCTTCTCCTCGGCGAGCTGCTTGGTCAGGCTCTCCACCTTGGCGTCCGCCTCGCTCTTTTGGACCGGCTCAGTCATGCGGCCCTCGGCAGCCGCGAAGCTGCCCCTAGCCACACCATCGAGCACGGGTCCCCCACTGCGGGGCCTCTTGGACATCTTCTCCACCTGCGCGCGCATCTCACTGAGCTCCGCGGCGATGGCCTTGAGAACCTTGCCTTCTTTCTTTGCTTTGTTGACGTATTGGCCGTCGACGTGTCCGCCGACGACCCCGACGTCGTTGGCGTCCGCGTGGCCGCGGACCTGCCTCTCCTCCTCGGCGGCGGTAATGTCGCCACCGTTGTTGGCGTTCTTCCGCGCCTGTTTGGCTGCCTTCTTCGCAGCCTTCTTGGCCGCCTTGCGCTGAGCTTTCAGCGCCTCGACGAACCCTTCCTTGGAAGCCTGGGCGATGGCGGCCGCCAGTTCCTCCTTGGTGACCGTGGTCATGATTTCATCCTCCTCAGAGGCTTTGGCGCCTTCGGCGCGTTGGTCTTCCCCCAACAGGGCGTTGAGGTGATCACGGGCCGCTCGCAACATGGCCTCGTCCTTGGACGAGTGGCGACGGCCAGCTTTTTTGGCTCCGTCTTTTTCTGCCGCGGCCTCGTGGTAGGCGAGACGCGCGACGAGAGCTAGTGCCTGATTGATGTCGTCCGTAGCACATCCCAGGGTGTACGTGTCGAACCAGTCCGACGGGTTGCCGGAGATGGCCTCCGTCGCCTCACGCTTGGCGATCTCGTTGACGGCGCGTATCGCTGCTGCCAGTCCACGTGCGACCGCATCAAGGGACGCCGCATCGTAGGACTCCCACGCCGAGTTGCCAGGGTCCGCGGACTCGGCCGGAGTGGGGTTGTCGACCGACAGCCAGTTGCCGCGCTTTACGACCTCGATGGACCAAGAGTCCTTCCCAACCTCTTGCCCTTCAGGCCGGTTGAGGCGTTCTGGCACCCCGGCGTTGGGGACCCCGGCCTTGGCCTCCTCGGGGATCACGTAGGGCGACTCCCCGCCGAGCGCAAAGCTCGGGTCCGAGTGGGGGTGTTTCACGCCAGCCGTCATCGCTGCGGCGACCCCGGACTCTCCAGAGTGATCGAAGTGACCGCCCTCTTCGGGGGTCTGGGTCGCTTCATCGGGGACTCCCGGCGAACCCTTGCTCACCTTCACCCCGAGCTCCTTGGCACGAGCGAGAATCTTGCGGCGTGCCTTTGCCTTCGCCTCGGACGACTCAAAGTGCGTCTGGTCGAACCTGGCGAGCGCGTTGCGCACATGGGAGGCGTCCTCAATCGGAAGGTGCCGTCCTCCCTTGGAGTCGATGTACGCGAAGTCGCTGTCAGGAAGCGCGTTGCGCTGCTTTGCCTTGAGCTTCGCCTTCTCTATGACATCGGGTGAGAAACCGTCGACGACTCCCTGGACGGTTTCCAGCGCCTCAACGGAAACGCCCTTGGTCGCGTAGTCGTGCAGCAACGCGAGTGCTTCCGCGGCCTTGGTCACCTCGGCCTCGATCTCGTCGGCCTCGGTGGACTCGTCTGCGGCTTTCAGGAGCAGCCAGGGCGTCCCGTTGGCCGGGGTCCCGACGCCCGACACCTTCTCCGCGTTGAGTTCCTCCAGCTCGGTAACCTCTACGTCAGTCATCACACCTCCACTTGGGCCAGTCGCTCCGCCGAGGGCGTCGAACGTTTCGCGCCGCCTTCAGGGGACCAGCCGTTGACCAATCCGTTCTTCACGAGGGCCCAGCCGAACTCATCCCACACTCCTCCAAGCATCCAGTCACCCTTGCGGACCACGTAGGGCTTGCCGTCCACGGGCGATTCGACGGTCCATGTCGGGCCGCGCCAGATGTAGGACTCGGTAGGGGTGAAGTGGCCGACCGTTCCCTCCTTGTGGAACAGGTTCACGTCTCGGTACTTGACGAGCCAGTCCCATGCCGTCTGCTCCAACACTTCTGGAGAGACGAAGTCCCGGTGTCCGTCGGCGGCGCGCCGCACGTCGGCTTTCATGGCGGGGTACGCCACGCCCAGGGTGAAGCGGCGCTCGGCTGCGGTCTTCACCACCCGGCAGGCGGCATACGGCGAGCCGTGCGCTCGCGCGTGCTTCACGACATCAGGAGAGACGCGAGACAGCGCCACGACAATGTTGCCGACTACATGGGCGACATCCACCCCAGCGTCATCGGCAGCCGCTTGCATGTCAGGCGTGGCGATAGCCGCGGGCGAGTGCTTCTCTGTCAACTCGTTGCATCCACAGGACCAGCACATGTCGACCTCGATGAGTTATCCCCGACCGGGAGTAAGGCGCACCGTGAGGGTCGCCTCCACCGGGAGCTTCCGTCCCCCCGGCTTGATCGCCACGTGCTCCAGGTGGCACTCAATGGACCGCACGCCCCATCCCTCCGACTGGAGGTGCGCGAGGAAATGGATCGCCGCGTCCACCGTGTCGGGGGTGTCCATGCGTTTCATGTGCGACCCGGCCGAAGGGCGAGGAACCCAGCCTTGCGCGCAGCACGCACGTTGGCATGGTCGTTGTCCACAAGTGCGTCCGCGTTGGCCTGTCGCATGTATGCGACCTTCAGGTCGGCCACGTCATTCTTCGGATTCGCCACAACTACGAGGGTGTCGTAGCAGTCTGCGCATCCGAGTTGCGCGAGGAGCGCGCGCTTGGCGTCAACGTGGTCCTGGGTCGCGGTGTCGGCTTTGGCCCCCGACAGCACCACGACCCGGTGTCCCACTGCGCGCAACCCAGTCATGAGAGCGCACATCTGCTCGGGGAAGGCCGTTACCGTCCCGTCCAGATCGAAACAAAATACCACGTCAGCGGGTCCGTTCTGCTATGGCGTTCGTATGCCTATGGGCGTCTACGGCCACTCGCATCGGCAAGCGACCCCCGCTGGCCGTCAGGCCGCGCGGGAAGCCGCGGCGCGCTGGCGGGCTCGGAAGCGCGCCGAGGCCGTCATGTAAACGCGGGAGCCTCGGCGCACCTGCAGCGCGGATGCACTGGCACGTTCCCGCTCGGCCACGAATCAGTCACAGGGATCGGGGAGACGGCGGCGTTCGCCATGCAGCGGGCACACGCACCGGGCTGATGGAGCCACTGGACCTTGGGCACGTTGTTGAGCCGGTAGGTCTCACGCGCCGCTGCCGTCATCGCTCGCGCGTACTCGGTCTCGGTGATGAGCCACGCTCGGGCCTCTGTGTCGAGGATCGCAGCCACCTGCTCTTCGACCTCAGCGATCGAGAGGCCGTCGTTGATCCCCTTGGTGATCGCCGCACCGATACGGTCCAGTTGGGTCCCCGTGACCTCGCGGATCACGACTGTGGCTTCGGCGAGGAGCTGGGAGAGCGTGGGGCCAGGAGTGACCTGGATGCCGGGCTTCCAGTCGTCCCAGTAATCCGCGGGGACCTCCGCCACGGTCGGCGTAGGAACCCCGTGGGCGGCCTCCGCGGCTTCGTGGCCTCCCTGGAGGTAGGCGTCGACGTACAAGGCCGCAAGTACGGCCGCGAGAGCTGCCGTAGAGGTCCCGGCGGCAGAGAGAACCCCCAGCGCGGCCGCTCCGCCCGCGGCACCCATTCCCACACCCGCGGCACCTACGCCCGCGCCCACACCCACCGCTGCTGATGCCGCAGGTGTGAGGCGCCGTGTTGTTGTGGTCGCCTTTCGGACCCCGTAGGCCGCACGGATCGCTTGGCGCACCGTGTCGCCTTGGTAGACCTGGCGCAGGGCTGAACGCATCTCCGGCGTGTAGTGGTCGATGATGCGGTCCGTGTGGCGGTGGAACGACGCCTTGAGCAACGGGGTTATCAGTCCCAGGGACTCGACGACCTTGTCGCGCACGCGTTCGTCGGAGAGCTGGGAGACCTCCCACCATCCGGCGTCTGACACCTCGTGCCCGTCGGGATCGAGCCTGAGATCGGATTCGTGGTCTACGCGGGCAATGAACCCCTCGTAGTCCCCGAGCTTCCACCCCGCGCAAGGCTCGACGCCGAGGGTCGCCCCCGTCTCTTCGCTCCACTCGCGTAACGCGGCTTGCCACGGCGTCTCACCGGGGTCGACCTTTCCGCCAGGGACCTCCCAGCGCGCCCGTGCCTCTCCAGGGTCGTGCTTGTCGTAGGTTCGCCGCACCAGGAGCACACGGCCGGTGTCCCGAGCCTGGACGAGGATGCCCGCCGCTAGCGGGCTGGCGCTTTTCCCAGGAACGCCTCATTCACCTCGTCGAGGGTTCGCGCACCTTCCAGCCGAGCCCAGATCGCGTCCGCGACCTCAGGAGCTAAGCGCGAGTCGCTAAAGCGCTTCGGGGCGAGACCTTTGCGGACGCGATTACGCGCGTTCTCACGCCACTGGCGGAGCTCCTTGGCGTCGTCCTCGTCGTCCTTCTTCCGACGCGGTCCGTCGAGGTCCACTCCCTGCGCGTCAGTGTCGACGGTAATGCCGTCGGTGATCGTCGTGGGATTGGAGAACCCCCGCGTCACCCCGGGTCCCCCGGTGTTGTCGACGGACTCCTTCATGAGCACGTCGATAATGGCGAGGGCGTCGGCCAGCGCCGCCTTGGCGGTCTCCCCTTCGTCTGTCATCTCGGTGGAGTGACCGGCTGGCTCGCTTTGGACGGTCCCGTCGGCATGGCGCATCCTCCCCGGCGCGTTGGCGTCGGCGTTTTGGACGAGCATGTTGGCCTGGACATTTGCGCTGGCCGCGGCGAGCTGTTTGTGCTCAGGGGAACCAACGACCGGCGCGACGCCCGGAATAGGCATGAACGGGTGGTCGAGCATCGGCTGGGACTGAGCCGGGCCGAAGGTCGTGGCGTCGATCTTTCCGGCAAGAGAGTCAACCGCGAGGAGCGGGATCGGCCCCGAGCGGGGGTTGTCGAAGATCCGTGGGGTCGGGCGTTCGCGCGAGGTGCGCTTGCCGAGGCGCTGTCGGGGCTCGTCGGGAGATAGGACGCCGCAGCGGATGTAGATCTCCTCGGCTTGTGCCGTGGCGAGGCGGTCTTCCACCTCGCGTCCCGTGTCGAACTGGAGACGCGCCTTGAGCTTCAGGTGCTCGGCGATGAACGCGTTGATGAGGTCTTCGACGTGGCGGACCAGGGGGAGGGTGCCCACCCGGAACTGGACGTCAATCTGGGTTGTTCCAGTGGAGCGGTTGACTGTCTCCGTAAACCCCAAGTCGTTGGGGGTCACGCCGAACGACGCCGCCGTGCAGCGCATCAAGTAGAGCGGGAACGAGGCGTCGAAGTCGCTGTTCTTGATCGCAGTGAACTTGGACCCCTGGGGCACCCAGCGGATCTGGCGCAGCTTGGCCTGGTCGCCCAGCATCAGGGCGTCCCAGGTCTGCTGCCACTCTTCGATCTGTGCGGGGTCCGAGAGGTCGGGGGGAGCCTCCATGAATCCCGCGGGGATCGTGCCCTCCGTAAAATACTGGAGGAAATGCCACTGGAAGCGGATGTCCGTGTTGGCCTGCATCAGCACGGCTTCCATCGGAGCAAGTCCGTACTGGGAGTCGGGAAGCGGGTTCCACGGCTGGTAGATCACGTCGTCGAGGGATGACCAGACCCACGGCATCCCCTCGATGATCTGGAGGAACGCGGGAACCACATCCCCGTCCCACGTCCCTCCGAGCTCTTCGATCCTGCGGATCGTCTCGTCGTCGGGTTCTGTC